TAAATCCAATCCAGCCACGATCAGATCAATGACTGTCTGCCCTAATCCGCTCCAATCAATCTCACTGAAGAGATCCAAGCCTGTCTGGGCGATCTCACTCAGCAGTGTCGGCACATAATCGAACAGAGCAGATACGCCATCACCAATCCAGTTGATGACATCAGTTCCCAATCCGATCCAGTCAATCTCTGTCACCAATCTGAGCATTTCATGACAGATATCTTTGATGTACTGCCAAATCGCCTCACGGTTATCCCAAACGCCATTTGCGAGATTCGTCAAAATATCCATGCCGGACTTGATGATCGCCGGAAAATTGGTTGTGATCGTTGTGACGATTCCACTGATAATCTGCGGAATGTATGACAGCAGAACAGGAATCGTTGAAGTGATTCCAGTGATCAGATTGTTAATGAACTCTGTGCCGGATGTGATCAGTGACGGAATGTTTGTGGCAATGCCATTGACGAACCCCATGATCGTCTGCATTGCAGTCTCTGCCATCATCGGCATGTTCAGAATCACGCCATCTTGCAAGCTTGTCAGCAGCTTACCGCCTTCCTCCATAAATAAAGGAAGTCCTTCTTCAAGGACTCCAACGATTAACTGCGGAACATTTGCGAGGATCTGAGTGACCATTGGAATGAAATTCCCAAATAGCCATGTACTGGTTGATGTTGCGAGATTCTCCAACTGTGCGCTGATATTCCCCCCAGTGGACATTGCTCCGAGCAAGTCGGAGAATGATGCCTTCATTGCGCTGAACGATCCTTGCAGAGTTGAACTAGCCTCCAGTGCGGTTGTTCCAGTGATGCCTAACTCGCCCTGGACGGCATGGATAGCATCATAGACATCCGCCAAGTTATTGATGTCATATTTGACTCCAGTCAACTTCTGAGCATCCTTCAGAAGTCTTTCCATCTCAGTCTTAGTTCCACCATAACCCAACTTCAAGTTATCAAGCATGGTGTAGTTCTGCTTTGCAAATCCAGAATAAGCGTTCTGAATCGCCTCCATACTGGTTCCCATCTTGTTTGAGTTATCAGCCATATCGACCATAGCCGTATTAGCGATCTCAGCAGCCTTGGCAGTATCTCCGCCTAATGACTGAATCAACGATGCGGAGAAGCCTGTGACATTCTCCATGTACTCGTTTGCTGACAGGCCAGTTGTCCTAAATGCCTGAGATGCGTAATTCTTGACTGCATCTGCATTCTCTTTGAACAGAGTTTCAACGCCTCCAAGTGACTGCTGAAGCGCACCGCCTTCACTCAACGATGCAGCGATTGCCTTGCCGATTCCTCCGGCAACAATCACCTTCTTGGCGATGCCTACCAATTTAGATCCAAGTGATTCGCCAGCGGTTGTGCCAGCATTATCAACCTCGCCACTCAGTAAATTCGTGATCGATCCGCTGATGCCATCGGCAGAAGGCACTACCTGAACATATGCTTTTCCTAGTGTTGTCATCAGCCACCTCTTATTATTCGCTGATACGCTTCATCAAACTCCGCTCCAGTTTCAAAGGATTCATTTTGCTCCTTCTTTTCTGTAGTCATCATCTGGAGAAGGCTCTTCGGCGGATTTTTCCCTTTCCGTCCTTCCTTTGTATTCATCCAAATCCAACTATTCAAGCGGTCATAGATTGAAGCCATCAGCAGTGTTTCCATCGGAATTTTCGTTCCGTTAATTGCCATTTTTGTGCGCGAATTTGCCCTTAAACCAGCAACAAGAGTTGCCAATAAACTCACTGGCAACTCTCTGTAGTTATATATGTGATATGTCTCTGCCAGATCGCAGATCATCTCACTTTCATACTTGTTAATTATGCTGGCAAGGGCTAAGAGTTTTTTGTTTCGCCATTGTAGCCGAAGATCTCAAATATCTCCTTGATCACTGCTTCTGTAGAATTGTTGCAATGCTTGTACAGTCTCTTTTTATCCTCTTTTGAGAACATCACCTTAACCAGTCTAGGCAAGGCGAGGAGATTCTGATCTTCCAGTTCAGAAAGTGCCTCAAGCGTTTCGATATTGGCAACAAGCTTCTCATCTACTTCAAAAGCGAAACCACTCTTAGTAGTTCCCTTAATCATTACGCTGCCTTCCAGTATTCGTAATGAGTGTTTCCGGCTTCATCTGCTGTGCAGCCGAGTGTCACATCATAGCCGAGTGCATCCGTGTCTGAATAGACGATTTCACCGATCTCTGTCGGCTTTGCTCTCGGAATGACGATTCTGTGTGCGATATTGCCTCTCGCAATCGTCTCGATAACGTATGCAGCTTCTTCCAGTTCCTTCGCATTCGCCGTGACGGATACGCCAGTGCTGAAACTTGTGCCTGTTACGTTTGTGTTGCCATAGACCATCTTCTGTACTTCAACATTTTCTGCCGAAATAAAGACAAGCTGGAACGTATCTTCTTTTGACTCCTGAATCGTCAATACAGGAGCGCCACCCCACGCCTTAATGACTGTGGACTCAGGGGAATTGGCGTTTGTCAGTCCATCTTCACTTGCATAACCCATGTCGATGAACGCATTGTCCAGCGCAGTTGTTGCATCTGTCGGAAGAGTAGTGCCGACAGGCGCACGGTAAATATGACCACCGACTTTAGGTTTGCCAGCGGTAACCTGTGTTACATCTGCCATTTCTTTCTCCTTAATAGTAATAAATGTCAAACACAGCCTGATATCTAGGCTGTTTCGTTGATTCTTTCGTGTATTCGTAATCTGAATTAAGTTTGACGGCTGTTACTCCGTCTAACTCGATCATTCTTTCCATCACTGTTATAACGGCTTCATTTAATTCGGCAGCAACCGCAAGTGTTGGAGCGTAACTCTGGACGGCAATAGTTGCCTGTCTGATCCTGTTGCTGACTCCACCGCCAGTCTTCTGAACAACACAGAATATATCCCTTGAGAAATTCTCGTTTGGATATGTATTCTGTGGCTCTGATCCATACGCAGTAAAGCCGTTGGCATTCAGCCAGTTAATTACTGTTGATTCAACCATGCAACGCCTTCAGCAATGTATTGTGTTCGTTATTGTCTCGTCTTGCATCCGCTGACTCTGCTATCACTCTGCCGACGACTCTGTTCACCGTCTTCACGTTGTGACTGTAGCCTTGCCCAGCATTTGACTGTACACGTTCAGTGTATTCTTCGATAACCGTCTGCATTTCTGCTGATTTGAGCAACTCACGAACGCCTTTCTTATCTAATACAAAGCCTTTCTTACTCATATCGCTCACACTTGTATATCTTGTGCCACCGAAGCGGAATGTTTGCCTCAATGCCTTCCTTCGGCTCGCCAAAAATCAGAAATTTATGACCGAAAAACTCCACAATCTGATCCTTCCATTCATGGGTATCACCTTTCGGAATGCCCAAAGAAAAAGCGATCCTTCGACCGCTCAGATTCAATTCATCGGTTCTTTCTTCTGGCGTTGGCTCACCAACAAGGACATCATCGACAGTTTCCGCTCCATACCACTGATAAATCGGATTGTTTAAGGCATCTCTACCTGTCTCAATCCTGTGATGGAGCGTTACGGTCATTCCTTGGATCATAGAAATCAATGATTCCGATCTTCGGTCTTCGCAGACCAAGCCGCTTGAGATCACTTGGCAGAATTGCATTTCCGATGCCACCACCAGGAATAGCGTATGTGCCACTCCATGAGTAGCCAAGACCACTCTGTGATTCCTGTGACATAATTTCGCCACTAGTGGACTGCCGGAGAATTCTGCTGATCGCAGAGACAGTGACCTCTTTCGCTACTGAAGCCAGTGATGGAGTTGCTTCGATCATAGCGTCCAAGTCTCTGCCGACAAATATCGCTCTGCTCCGCAGTTCATCGGAGATGATCGGAAGCAAAGCTTCGGTTCTTGTGACTTCATCTGCGGTTAATTCTCGCCACAGCGTAATTACATCATCCACTGTTGCATAATCGCTCATGGTGTCACCTCATTTCTTTGTTGTTCTTTTCGGCTTCTTAGGTGCTGGCTTATCCTCTTTTTTCGGTTCTTCGACCAGTTCCCAATCACCAGAAACAGGACAGGGAACGGTGATGACCGCCCCTGTCTTTGTGTTTCTGTAAGTCAGCATATTACTGAACAGTAACTCTGCTGAAGTATGTCGGAGCGAGGATTCCCCAACCGATATAAGCTTCCGCACGAAGGTACACCTGATTGTGGCCCTTCAGATCGCCAGCCTGTGCATCATTGTCAGGGTTACCATATTCGATAACCTCAAGAGGAATGTTCTTCGCATAACCCCACTTGAATGCGGAGAAGTCACCGACGATTGCGTGGTCACCAGCGGACTGTGTGTTGCCGAAGGATACTGTGCCGTTGGAATCCAGCACCATACCACCGAGATTGGAAGGTGTAGCACCCCAAGCAAATTCAGGATACTTTCTTGCACCGTTGACTGTCAGCGCAGCGATTGCACTTCTC